GATCTGATTGACCGTTCAGGTGCCCCAAAGCCTGAAACCTTTGCCGGCGAGCCTGTGTTAAACTCCGAAATGTGAGTCTACAAATCGAACTCGGGTCGGACGTTAGTAAGTGGCCTCCTGCTTTACAACGGCGCTATCGAGAGCGTAGGCAGGCAGCGAGAGCAAATCAACCCACTAATCTCCCCTTCAAGTCTCAATACCGAAATGATCCGGTAGCATTCGTCTCTGATTGCATAGACTGGAAAGACGATCACCCGGCCAAGTATCAACTTGAGATAATCGGTGAGCTCCCAATCAAGAAACGCGTAACAGTACGCGGCCCTCACGGCCTGGGGAAATCGGCGCTAGCCTCATGGATAGTCCTGTGGTTTGCTCTAACACGTGACGGCGAGGACTGGAAGTGTCCAACCACTGCATCTGTTTGGCGACAATTATCTAAATTCCTTTGGCCCGAGATCCATAAATGGTCACGGCGGATTAAGTGGGACAAGATAGGCCGACCTTCATTGGATTCTCGTTCTGAGCTACTACAGTTAAACCTTAAACTTGGTACGGGTGAAGCCTTCGCGGTTGCTTCAGATAACCATGAATCAATCGAAGGTGCCCATGCCGATTCGTTACTATATCTTTTTGATGAAGCTAAGGCGATCCCGGTAAATACTTTTGATGCGGCTGAGGGTGCGTTTTCAGGAGCGGGAAGTACAGAAGCCTTTGCCTTGGCTATCTCGACCCCCGGCGAGCCGATAGGACGTTTCTATGATATTCACTCTCGGAAACCTGGATATTCCGATTGGTGGGTTCGACACGTAACCTTACAGGAAGCGATTGATGCAGGTCGGATCTCAAGAGAATGGGCTGACCAGCGTAAAGCTCAGTGGGGTGAACAATCAGCTATCTATCAGAACCGAGTCGAGGGAGAATTTTGCGCTTCTGACGAAGATGGAATCATACCATTGGGTTGGGTAGAAGCAGCAAATAGACGATGGGAAGAGTGGAACGACTCAAAGAACGGCGATGCAATTCCGATCACTCATATTGGTGTTGACGTTGCCCGTTCCGGTGAAGACAAAACCGTGCAAGCATTACGGTCGGCTAAGGCGTTAACCGAACTCCGTCGTTCAAGTAAAGAAGACACCATGCAAACTTCAGGGCGAGTCTTAGGTGTACTGCGGAAGCATCCGACCGCAAAGGCAATTGTAGACGTTATCGGCATCGGGGCCGGGGTAGTTGATCGATTGCGTGAAGAAAAGTTTAAGGTAACAGCTTTTAATGCTGGCGAGCGGACGGATAAGACTGACAAGTCGGGTGAGATGCAGTTTGTAAACAAGAAGTCGGCGGCGTGGTGGAACCTAAGAGAGCTGCTTGATCCGGCCAACGGGGAAGACATTGCGCTACTTCCTGATGATTTGCTCACAGGCGACCTCACCGCCCCTCATTGGCGCACAATTAGCTCAGGGAAGATTCAAGTCGAAGGCAAAGACGACACGTGGGCTAATGAACGTGGGCAGACATTAAGGCAGCGACTTGGGCGATCCACTGACGACGGGGACGCCACTGTTATGGCATTCTGGGAAGAGAAGAAGGAAGTGAAAATCATTGCCCCTTTCGGTATGACCAAGACAAGTCAGTGGAAATAGTGCTATACGCTTGCTATACGGAACCCGTTGTGCTATACAATATGTGATTGTTGGTTCGAATCCAACGGGGCGACCGAGCTACTTTTTAAGTTATGACCATGCTTGATCCATCTATTGTACCGTCGTTCTTTATCGTCTGGATGCTTCGGTATGGCGAGACGCGTAACAGCGTTATCGCGTTCGATAATCCGGGCTCGTGGCAGGGTCTTAAGATGGTAAAGCTTTTCTTGCAAAACGGACTGCATAGTGAAGACGGCATGGACGTGGAACTAGAAGATATTATTTTGCTGAATTGGTGGAAACTGAAATAAGTTGGCAAAGGTTCAATTCAACTGCCGACTTGAGCGCGACATCGCACGGTGGATTAGTGACGAGGCTGAGCGGCTGACTAAAGCGCAGGGCACAAAGTATTCTCAGGCCGACGTTGTAACGCGGCTAGTCGTTCGGCATGGCAAGCCTCAACCGTCCAATACGCTCACGCGAGCCGCTGAAGTTATCAAACAGACTAAGGCTCGTTCGTCCAAAGGGCCGCTACTAAAACCAAGCGAGAGAAAATGAACGCACATCAAAGACGGATTGAGCGCCGCAAATGGGCGAGACTGCCAATCCACCTTCGCACAATGTCTGATGCCGCAGAGAAAGCAGGCGCATCACTGAGTTTGTTGGCAGGCTCGGTTCGTCTCTTTTCCATCTCGCTATGCGCTCTCGCCTTGAAAATAAAATGAAACTCTTCACCAAACGAAACGTCTTACGAGCATCTGCTAATGCTCTATCTTCACGTCATCCCGCGAGGTCGTTTACGCGGTCTATGGAGTATTCGATCTTTTGGAAGATCGTTCGATTCATCTTGCGAGGCGGAAGATGAGGATTGAATGCGTAGATGGAAACGAATATTGGATAGTAGAAAGCGTCGCTGACTTGAAAGGTTGGCTAATCATCGAAGCTGAAGATTGGAAGGACGGGGTTAAGCGGCTGTATCTAGCGGCCCATCACCCGCCAACATTTCGCGTGGTCTACTGTCGTATTGAGATTCTTGAGGCTGAACGTTGTCGCCAACGTGACGAATTTAATCGACAAGCTGAGAGAATGGGAATCCCGCTTAGAGCCTGATAAAATCATTTACTGACAATCCCAGCCCTTGCGTGATAGACTTGCGGCTACTCGCGATCCGTCTTCGTGGCTTAAGCCGAAGAGATGTCGAAGGATTGACAAGAGGTCTGGATGCCAAACTAAGGCACGATGGCTCAAAATGCAGTTCTGAGAACGTGCGAATAGCATCGGATCGCGGGCACCAAAACCAATGCCTGATGAAACCCCAGCCAACGGAACCCCTAAGACCTTAGCTCTATCCGAACTCGGACAAACTGGACTTCGTAGATTTTCTGGCTACATCCTTGAGGAATACGATCCCCAAATCGGTGGTCAACGTTGGCGGGTCATCGCAAAGGAGATGTTGTATGATCCAGTGATCGCGGCGATGTTCTTTGCAGTTGAGATGCTAGTACGTCAAGTCAAATGGACCGTTGCGGGAGACAATGAAGAGACCCGGAAGTTTGTAGAAGAATGTTTATTCGACGACATGAATCAGGGGTGGACGGATACCGTTGCCCAGATTCTATCATTCGTTCCGTGGGGGTTTTCGTGGTTTGAAGTAGTTTTTAAGGAACGTAACGGCCGGCAACCCTTGACTCCGTTCCTGCCTGAGAACTCCACGGGCGCATCACAAGGAATTGACTTACCTCAAGAAGTAGCGAGTTCAAAGTTTAGCGATGGGAAGATTGGATTCCGTAAATGGGCTATTCGCTCTCAAGACACAGTCTTGCGATGGGAGTTTGATGAGAACGGCGGGATACGAGCGTTGGTTCAATTAAGCCCACCCAAATATAAGATTACCACGATACCAATTGAGAAAAGTCTACTCTTTCGCTTAAGCACCCAGAAGAACGATCCCGAAGGCGGGAGAGGCATGCTGCGAAAGGTCTATCGTGCATGGTATTTCAAGACGAAACTGGAAAATCTTGAAGGGATAGGAATCGAGCGCGATACCGCTGGTGTTCCGGTGCTGAAGATGCCAGGGGAAGGAATGACTCCCAATGCTGACGGTAGTGAGAATGAAAACTATACTTTAGCAAAAAAGATCGTCTCAAACTTTAAGAACGACGAACAAGCGGGGCTCGTACTCGATTCGACCCGCGACGAACACGGAAACGCGCTCTGGGAGTTTGAATTGGTTGGCGCAGCGGGAAATAAACAGTTCGATGTAGGGAAGACCATTGAGCGATGGGATCAGCGAATCCTTATGACGATTCTCGGTGACTTCATGAAGATGGGCCACGAGAAGGTTGGATCGTTTGCGATGGCCGAAGTTAAAGTTGATTTATTTCAGACCGCTATTAGCGCATTCCTTGATTCTGTCGCTGATATTGTAAATCGCCATGCAATCCCCAAGCTTCTCAGGATTAACAATATCCCAGAAGATCAAGCCCCGCAATTACAGCATAGTGACATAGCGGCGATTGACTTGGAAGAGGTTGGAAACTTCATCAAGAATACAACGGGCGTGAGCGTGGATCTAAGGTCAGTGCTCGGCTACCTTCTGCAAAAGGCCGGTGTGCCAATTCCTGACGATGAAGCAATACCGAAGTTCGAAGACAAGGCGCAGCTAGATCCTTCAGCGCTGCCGCCAAACTATACAGACATGATGCGGCGAACTTCCAAGCAACTCCCGGCGAATGTGCCGACGAACGGGAAGTCTGCGAGTGAGCTGATTCACGGTGGAATTCCTGACGCAGAAGATCGTAAGATGATGCGACGAAGTTGGATTCAGTCGTCTAATGGAAAAGCTAAAGCGCTTTATCTAAAGAGGAATGGGAGTAAGAAGTGAATCGACGTAAGGAAGAACGGCGTCAGATAGAGCGTCGCTTACCAAAGCGCGGAGTAACGATTCGTCATAGTGATGAGACGCTACCGAAACGAATTCGGAAAGCGCAATCGCAAAGAAAGCAGCCTAAGGAATGAGCCAAAACTGTCAATGTCCTTACCATGAAAAGGATGCCCGGTCTTGGCTGCCTGAATCTGGAACTGTCGCTACGCTTAATCTAAGCTTGCCCGCTTCGCAGAATATATGTGCTTTGGAGTTAGTGGAATACAGCCAAGGGCGAGTAGTAGACGCTGAGTTGCGATATATCAACACGGAGAAGGACGAGCAATGAGCCAAAACGGAAACGGCAAAGCAACTATCGATTGTCCGAACTGTAAACAACGGTTTGGCGCACAACTTCCTGTACCTGAAATCACCAACAGTCTCAAGGCTTCGGTGGTGGTCGCTACTCATGAAAAACCGATCAAGTGTCTTTGTGGGCAAGCGTTTGTTCCGGCAATCGCAGCACTGCAAACCCAATGGGAGTTACAGCCGATTAGTGCAGAGCAATTGGCCGCACTTGAGGGATCGTTAATTATCGAAGCACCGAAAGGGTTGAAATTGGCGTGAAACCTCTGCGCTATGAACTTGATCCTCAATTGTCTGCCATTAGTCGGCAGTATGATTGGGCTGACTATGGCAATTCTAATCCATTAGCCGACATTGAAGCAGGCAGAGAACTCGTTGAGCGTATGGCCTCCTTAGATGCTATTGCTAATCAACGGGCTTATCGCCAAGTCGAGGCAATTGATCGGTGGTGGCTGTCTCTTGGCAAATCCGAGCAGAAAGAATACTTGCATTATCCTTTTCGACAAGTGCAGATGTGTAGGCGCAGCGGATTTGCCCCGGTCATGGCGGATGGTTCCTGTTCTCAGTTGGAGTGCAGACCGTGACATGGAACCCTCAAACCCGCCGCTACATAGACGACAACGGCAACGAGATTGATCCCGCCGATGTCAGGCAATACGTTGACGACTATATCACGGCGGAAAAACAGGACACGGACAAGCACTCCGAACTCTTACTCCTTGGATTGCTAGCCATTGGCGCGTTCTTTGAATATCTGAGAGAAAAGATTATCGCCATGCATGGGGCGGCAACCGTGATCGCATATGGCGGGGAAGATAACGTTTCTCAGTCCGCATGGGTCGCCACGGGCGCAAAGATTCATTCAGAGCTGGGTTATCTTGAGCAATTCCAGGCCCATGTGGAGGAAGCAGATCGAACGGCCAAGGCCATTGCATCTGATATCGCCTTCGCCAGCGTTGCTG